CGGACATACGGGCACAAAAGGACTTGCGGCGTTTAGCTGCTTTAGACCCTTTTTTCAGTTTGCTAGGCTTAGTAGTAACAGCGGTTTTTAACTTGCTGCCGGGATTTGCTTTACGATAACTAGCAACACCTTTTTTATTAAGCCCACCAGACTTACTTTTGCCTTCCTTACGTGTCCAAGCGGGAGACTTTGAAACACTACCTCCAGACTTATAGTACGCTCTCATAGTGCTAAGAGAAGAAGCTAGTCATTGCTGTTAAGTCTGTAACAGCCGTAAACGTAACAAACCCTCCACCTACAAACAAAAGACCGTCATCTGGTACGTCAGGGTAAGAGTTAGTACTCACCCCTGCAACAGTTGCAAACTGCATCTTTATCGTACCTGTGCTAGACCCTTCTCTAAAGGCTATTGTTGCTGCCCCGCTACCATTAACTACATAAATACCACGTAAACGACATCGAGCTAGAGATATAACACCGCAACAACTAGTACCTGACCCCGCGCTCACATTGCCAGCAGGATTACCTACCGCCGTGATAGAGGTGATCGTAGTAAAGATTTGTGTACCTGTAGCTGTATCAGCATTTGCACCTGTAATAGACTCTGAAGCCGCAGCACCTGTTTCATCTGTACCAACAGCGGTAAAAGATATACCGCTATCGTTCCCTGCACTAAGAATAGTAATATTCCTTGGCGCATCAAAAGTAACAGCGCCTCCAGAAGCTAAAGCACCTCCTATTACAAGCGCAGCATTATTACCTACAGCAGCGGCGGTAGATATCCCATTTGGGTCTGCGGCAGCGGCGGTTATAAAGCTGGATGCTACATCACTACCTGAACCTTTTAAGGCCATAGTAATTTACCTCCAATTAAGACGCTACATCATAACCGACAACTTCGATTAAAAACCGTCCAGCAGTGTATGTCGCATCACCAGTGCCTTGACTGACCAAATACAAATACTGATCCGCTGTTATGTCTCCACCAGCGACCATAGTGCCAGCAGAAGCAGCACCAGCATTAATAATTTGTGTGTCAGTTAGATCACCAATAGCAGTGTCATTTACGCCAGTACCCTCTGTAGCAGAATACAGATCAATATCTGTACTACCACCAGCAGGAGTCTCTAAACAAGTCATTGTTACACCAAAGACAGTGCCTTGGTTAGCGGTAGTTACTTGACCTATAAATGCTACACCAGAACCATCTTTACCTATGATGTCCCCAGCAGTTCCACCATCTTTCAATCCAGTTAAATCAATCATAATAGATGACTTAACTATGTTGACGTTGGTAGTAACATCGCTTTTTAGTCGGTTAACTTGCGTGACATAAACGGCAGCAGTGCCCTCTATACCCGCACTACCTGTAGCTTCAGTTCCCCATTTATCTCCACTAGTGACTGTAATAGTGCCAGTAGTAGCATTCTTGGAAACCATTTGAAACCCATTTTCTGAACGAACTGGGCCGTTGAAAGTAGTATTAGCCATTATTATCTCCTGTCTTGGCTAGTGTCAGTCCTAAGACTGTCAGGAATAAATAGGGGGTTTTTACACCCCCTTCTTCATTACGCTCCGGGTGAACCAAAGATACCAAGCGGATCAGATACACCAAAGGAGTACCTTTCTCTTGCCTTGTATCGGCTGTTACCCGTATCAAAGTCAGCATCCATAGACGTTGACATCGGGGTTCGCACAAAGTGCTTCAACCCGTTCGGTACATCAGTCATCAAGAACCACGCATCTGTATCAGTAAGATAGTGGTTGACTGTGTATCCGCCCGGAATTGCACCGTTATTGCGAATCGCGTTGATGTCATTGTCTGCGGTACCTACTCGACCTTCTGTTTCTAACAGTCGTGTTGCCACAAACTGTAGGTCAGAGGGAATTACGAGCTTAGTAGGTCTAGCAGCGATCAATAAACCACGCTCATCAGTCCAACCGCTGATTTGAATAATAGCGGCTTCAAGAGAAGTCTCATTCAAATCAGCGGCTGTAGTTGGGCGGTTTGAGTTAGTGCCACCAGAGACTAACGGGTGAGCAGTAGAACAAAGAGTCTGTCCGTCACCGTAAGTCGTACCTGCTGCAAAAGCGTTATTAAGGATAGCTGCACCCTTAACTTGCTTTGTATAAGCCATAGCACGAGCCAATGCTTTGGTGTATCTGGCTGATAGAGAGTCATAAAGATTATCTTCAATCGCCTCCTCAGTAACAGAGAATCCCATTGCAATGGTTTCGTGAGTGTACCGAGCCGTGAAAGTTTCTTGGGCATTGTCATATTCGATGGCAGAGCCTTCGTCTTTAACAGGTGCCGCAGAAAAACCTGACAGCTTGGTTTCTTCTTCAAAAGAACGGTCAGAAGTTTCTTTTTCAAAAATATCTGCCGTCTCTTCGCCATATTTGGCGTACTCCAATCCGAACAAAGCGTTCAGTCCGGGGAGGAGTTCTTTTAGTAATTGGGCGCGTGAAATTGCCATTTTACACTACTCCTATATTCCGGTTGTGTTATTGAACGCATGTCCAGCATTCCACTTCACATACGCTTCAGTGAAACCGCCAGAACTGTTCTTGGTTTCCTCTACCAACCCTACAATGCGGAAAGGCAATGTATTTGTTGTTGCAGAGGTGTCGGAGATTGCGCTCTTGGAATTACCAGTAATAGTGCTACCAGTGTTATCCACACCAGCTACATTAGCACCAATATCAGTGATAGCAAGATCGCCAATCGTTTCGCCTGAAGATACAACTGCAACCTTAAAAAGGATGTCAGTTCCATCAGCGACGTAAGCCTTAATATCAGAGGCAGCGGTACTAGCAGGGAAATACTGCTTAAAAGTAACTTGCTCTGTACTAGGGTCTGTAAAAGAACAACCTAAAAAGACACCGATTGGTGTCATGGCAGCATCGAACGTATCACGCTCAACAGTGCCCCCGGTAACGAGTTTTACTGCATCCCCATAAAAAATACTAGTTCCATAAGCACTAGCAATAGAGTATTGCCGAGTAGTACCGACAAAAGGGACACCGCTTAACAGTTTTACCGGAGCTAGCCCGTAAGGGGCATCAATAGTAGGATAAGCCATTGCTTATTCACTCCTTATTTAAGTTCCATTACCGAAAGAAACCTTCGTCTTCCTATCGTTAAATATAGGCATACGAGGATCGCTTTCTCTCATAAGGTTGTTATCCACTGATTGCATCTGCGAGCTTGTCTGTGTTTCGTAATATTCATTACGTTCCTCAACTAACTCAATAGGTGCTTTGCAAAGCAACAAACCGCCAATAACTACGTTATCCCTGAACTTTTCTTGCTCAATGTCAACGAGTGTTATTTCGGGATGGTCTTCAGCTTTCACTGGTTCCCAACCTTCTCGTAATTTAGAGGAGACATTAGTAGCATCAACATTCCCACGAGAACTTACACGTATCCAACGAAATGCGTACCCTGCTTCAGGCTCTGGCGATGGAAGTGTTTCCGGTCGCTGCCAATGCCTTTTACGAGTACTCTTCTGTCGAGTCGTTTGTTCACGGTCAATTCTATTGTTAGCCATTATTGTTTCCTCATGTCTATAGCAACCTGCTGGGCGTATTGTTTTGGTGTAAGTCCAAGTCGTTTAGAGACGGATAATTGTGATTGCGTTAACCTAATCTTTTTAGGTGCTGTGCTCCGCGTTGCGGGGGCAACCACATTTGTTCGTTTCTTACGTTGCTCAACTTCTACCTCAACCTCCCCAAACTCGTCGGGGAATATCTGGCGCATACGAGCATCAATCTTCTCGTAGTATTCATCGGTCTGGGGGTTAGCCCCTTCCTTGACAAGTTTATTATGCAACCCCAGCGCGAAACTTGTCATTTCGTCGTCTTGTCCAAACCACTTGTTGGATGTTGCCCAACTGCTGGCTTTTTCATCTATAATAGGTGCTGGGGTGAAAGATTCCTGTGTTTCTTCCATTTTTACAGGAGTTTCTGGAGATTGTAAAGCCTCTGGATATATGTCAGACAATTTATCTGCCTTAAACTTGGCATTAGTCATCTTTTCCTGTGCTTCAACTAACTTATCTGAATCTCCCTCCTCATAAGCCGCTTTATACGCACGTTTGGCTAGGATCATCTCTCCTGCCGCTGTACGTTTAGCTTGCTCTAGAAGTGCCTCTTGGTTTTTGCTTACAGTCCCTTTAAGGCTTTTATTCTCTTCAATAAGACGTTGTGCCACTTGTTCAAGCTCTTGCCGCTCTCGTTCAGCAGCTTCTTTAGCTCGGCGTTCATCGTGGTAACCCTTACTGAAATGTTTAATTCGTTTACGAACTTTGTCACTGTAGTCTTCAAGTTCTTCATCAGTGACATCCTCTGGAGGTTCAGTTGCTTTACGACCTCGATCAGCTTGTGGCGTATCATCAACCACTTCGATCTCGATCTCTTCCTCAACTCCTTCGTCTTCTTCGATATCCAAACCATCATCTTTTGTTTCATCTACAGCCTCCTCTACAGCCTCCTCAAATGGACTAGTGGCGCTAGACCCCTCTATTTCAATCTCTGTACTAGTTTCTTCCTCGTCAGGAAACGTAAACTCTACTTTTTCAAATCCCATGATTAGCTCCTATGCTCGAATTATGCCGTGTGGATCAGCTACTACAGCCTCAATAGAGTCATCATTCATCAAACGATACTCCACCCCACTTACCTTGAATCTTGTACCCGTATTCATACGAAACATCACATAATCCCCTGCTTTACACCACGGGCCTGACGGAAATCGTTCTTTATCAGAATAAGCTAAATCTCCCATATCCAGCACCAACCCTATTATAGACATAATATGCTCTTGCTGTTTCGTTGTAGTAGATTTAACAAGCCCAGTATCACCGTACGTATCCTCAACCTGCGGTAAAGCTATAAGTACTCTGTAGCCCACAGGTATAGGTAGTTGAGCTTCAATTTCTTCTTCATTCACTGCTACTACTGCTTCAGTCATCATCATCATCATCCATATTACGCGAGAGGTCTTCTACATAGTTCATACAGGTTTCGAGACCCCGAACCATACCTGTAACTTCTTTGTAAGAGGCGAAGTCTTTAGCTCCTCCTGATCCAAGGAATTGTAGTGCAGAGGCTCTATCTGCCTCGATTCTATCTTTAAGTACGTCTAAGACGGTTTTAGCCATTACTCACTTTTTCCTTGTTGCTCCATGAGCCTTAACAACTCTAAACTGAGTTTATCTTGCTCTTGGGTTGTCTGCGTAGCCAGACGTAGCCCCTCTTTCTGTGCGTCAAGCTCCAGTTCTTGGGTATCTAGTCCTAGCTGTTTTGTCTTAATTGCGGCATCAATCGCCTCTTTCTGCGCGATGCGGTCTTGTTCTACCACTCGTATCTGCAACTCACCCGCGTCTTTCGCGGCTTTGCGTTGTACTTCTTGCTCCTTAATCGCCACTTCTTTCTGCTGAAGCTGGAATACAGGGTCTTGTGCTTGCTGCTGGGCTTGTTGTTGCGCTTGTTTCTGTTGGTTAGCTTGGCTTAACTGTGCCCCAGCTTTAGCTAGCAGTTTTGAAAGCGTCATCTCTATTTCTTCAGGTAACTCTTTATCAGGTGGAGGTAACTGTGTTCCAAGTTGTTCCTCTATCTGCGTACGGTACTGGAACCCCAAATGTTCAAATAAGTGAGCTTGCAGAGCCGCCATAATAGGCTGTCCTTGGGGATTTTGCCCAATCATCTGCGCTACCATTGGGTCCTGCATAAATGATTGGTGGGTAGCGATATGCGCGGTATGGTCCTGATGAATAAACGCTTTGATAGGCGTACCTGTTAACGCGTTCATGTTCTCACTCACTGGATCAATCGGTTTCAAATCATCCTCTACAGGGACTAGCTTATCCGCGTTTTTAACTCCTAATACCTCAATCATCTGCCTGTGTAACTGCGGAAGATCGTAGATTTGTGGGGCCGACTGTGCCATTTGAAGCACTGCTTGGTACTGCACAACCCGTTGCGCCATTGTCGAGCTATTCGGATCGCTGACGGGAATAACTTCTACCATCATATAATCCGCTACACGGGCACTTATTTCCCCCCGAGCCGGGATATAATCGTAATCAGTCGCCGCATACTCTGACATGATCTGTTTGAGCAGTTTAAATTCCTGCTTCATAGCGTAATGAACACGTGCCTGTACCGCAGCCATAGGCTTCAGAGTACGTTCCAACAAGGCCAGCGTTGTACCTACAGGAGCATTAGCCGACATATCACTAATGTTCATGTCACTAATGGCCCCTAACCGCTTACCTTCAGTGGTTATCTGGTTCAATAACGCCAACAACGTCTGGCTTGGCTCCTTGTATGGGAGCGGCATGATGTTATCTCGTATAGCACCAGAGGGTACATCAACGTCTTTCCATTCCCCCGGTTCAATAGGAGTATCATCTCCCTTGATACGTAGCCCACGAGACTTCAAGCCCCCCGGAAGATTAGATAACGTACCCGCGTCTACAAGCTGCCGTATGATGCTTGTACCCGCTTGGGCATAGCCCCCAATAATATGAATCAAACCAAGTCCGTAGAACCCAAACCCCGGTACGTATACGTAATGCACGAAGTGATTTCGCTTAAGGAATAAGGAGTCTTCTTCTGCCCAATTCCTACGGATGGCTAAGACATTGTTCGTGCCTCGCTCAATGGTCACTACGTAAGGCTTGGCAATCTCTTCTTCTTCGCCCCCGTCAATACCGGGGATAACAATATCTGCGTGTATTTCAAAGATGGTATACCGATCATCATCTGTTATTGAATAACCGCCTTCTTCAGCTTTACGCTTCTCAATATCCGTGTGGTACGGTTCTGGGTCACCTAAATCAATATCCCGATAAAACCCCATCGCTTGGAGTTTCTTCAACTCGTTCTTGGTCTTTCGCATGACGTGGGTAACACGTTCAGCCGTTTCGATGTGTGACGCGCCATAAGGCACAATGACATCTTCCGCCGGTATATAGATCGCTACCTGCCGTCCTAAACTCGGATCGTAATACACCTTCTTGAACGCAGACCCCGCCAGCCCTAGGCTGTAGAGCATCCGTTCATGCTCGGGGCGGTACTCAACCATCCGCTCCGTCAACTCGTAGTTCATGTCAGACTTTACTCGCTCGGCAGCTTCAGCTTTGTCTGTTGTCTCTTCTCCTAACACTTTTACCCGTACTGGGCCAGCCGCCGGGAATGTCTCACTCATTGTCTCTGCTTGGAATCGTATAGCGGCTTCAGCAAGTACCGTCGAGTACACACCGCAAGCACCTTCCCAAGGGTCAGTACGTTCCTCATACTTAAACCCAAGAACATCCAGCCCTTTAACAAATGTATCTGCCCAATCTTTTCTACTATCTGTATCCGCGTCTATATACCCTACAAGGTCTTCTGCTAACCCCTGCAACTCACCATCATCTAGAGCTTCAGCAAGGTTTGCGTCAAACTCCATCATGTCAACGGTATCAATTTCAGCGATGAGGGTGATCTCCATACCGCCATCAGGTAAAAGTACTTCGTCTGCCGCTGTTAGTTCTTCGCTATCCATGATCTCCATGCCTAGCTCTTCTTGTTCTTCTCGCTCCAGTTCCTCATCTATAGA